AAGCACTACGCTAAATGGGAAAAAGGTAGGACTAAACCTGAGTGGTGGACACATGACTGAGTATGATGTATATAAAATGTATGCTGATCAACAAACAAAAGATCAAGTGACTTCACTACATGCAGACAAAGGAGTTCTTGAAGTGAGATATGCAGACGGAACGAGTGAGATATTTAAAAAAAGAAAACTATTAAAAGGTTTTAAATTAATTAAAAAAAGAGGTTGACAATATTATTCAGTTAATATATAATTCACACTTTATGGAAAAGATAAGTAATACAGAATTTAAATTATCAAGAGAACAATACTTGAAGTTAGGTTCGGACTACAACATTCTTACAGATATGTATGAAATGAAATTAGGACATGAACTAAGAGCAAGTGGTTCTGATTTTATTCTAAAGTTTTTAGATGAACAGAACTTAGAAATGTTCATAGGCTACATTTATAATCAATACTTGAGGGAAATCTAACCTCCTATGAGTTATACTACTAACGCATGTAGCCCTCACTATACACCTAAACAGTTAGATAGTAGGTCAGTACAAGCTGATGTTAGTTTGAGGTCTAACGACTCACATAAAACCTCAACAGTTTCTAATAAAGGAGAAATACTATGCCAATAATTGGAACAGTACCTGTAAATTGGGCACAGGTTAAAACACCCAATAAATATGGTGAGTACTCTGTTACTCTTTTAATTGATGATAAGACTGCTGAGAGTTTTACTAGCAGAGGTTTTAGAGTCAGAGATAATGATGGACAGAAAGAACTCATTATCAAAAGAAAAGTAGCAAGAAAAGATGGAACTCCTAATCAAGCTCCTAAACTTCTTGATGCTAATAAAGAACCCATGGACGTTGCAGTAGGCAATGGCTCTAAAGTAAATGTCCAATATAGGGAATGGGAAACTTCTAATAACTATGGTGACTTTAAAGGACTTGATCTACAAGCAGTGCAGGTCGTAGACTTAGTAGAGTATACTGGTTCTGATGGAAGTGAATTACAACCAATAGATGATGATCTGGAGTTTTAATTATGAATGACGAAATAAATAACACAGAAAACAAACCTTTTATAACTATTGATGGGGTTCAGATTTTTGTAGAAGACTTACCTGAAGAAGGACAAGGAGTATTCGGAAGACTGCAAAGACTTAATTCAAAAAAAGTTGATGCAACTTTAGACCTTGAAGAGATTCAAGCAGGCATTAACTTCTTCTCTGGCAGAATTGTAGATATAGTTAATAACGATGGACAAGACCCTACAGCAGAAGATGTTGAAGTGGTCGAAGAACTATCTGAGTCTAGCGACTCCGACTAGTGTGCCTAAACTCTCCAGTTCCTAGAGTGTGAGTATAATCTTAGAGTAGGAGCAGGTTGATAGACCTCCACAAAAAACTATCAAATGTAGCTAGGTGGGAGCGAGCTTTTGTAAAATCCTGTACGTGGAAACATGATAGAGGTTAAGGCTGAAAGTAAATAAGAACTAAACCGCCATGCACTACCTAGCTATATACTTTTAAATAATAACGTGAGGGAATCAATATGGCATTTATCAAACACAAATTATCTTGCCCTTCTTGTGGAGGGAGCGACCCTGTATCTTTGAATGAAGATGGATCAGCAAAATGTTTTAGTTGCGAAACTTATTTTCTAAACTATAATCAAGCGATAACAGGAGAGGAAGTGACACAGAAAAAAGAGACACCACCAGTCAATCCAAATGGTGGCGACTACGTAGCATTAACTGATCGAAGAATATCGGAGGCAACTGCTCGTAAATATGGAGTGAAATCTATCCTATCTAGCAATGGAGAGATTGTTCAGCATTTGTATCCATATTTCAACAAACATGAGCTATCTGCTACGAAAGTACGCTATGTTCGAGATAAGAATTTCTCAGTTCAAGGCAGTTTTGAAGGTACTGGATTGTTTGGAGAACAGATTTTTCAGACTGGAGGTAAGTCAATTACCCTAGTTGAAGGTGAATGTGATGCAATGGCTTGCTACGAATTGATGGGTAGTAAGTGGGCAGCAGTTTCAATAAAGAGAGGTTCATCAGGTGCAGTCAAAGATGTAAAAGAAAGTTTAGAATTTCTTGAAAGCTTTGAGAATGTTGTGATCTGTTTTGATAGTGATAAACAAGGACAGGAAGCGGCTAAGAAAGTAGCAATGCTTTTCCAACCTAGTAAAGCTAAGATCATGACACTACCTAGTGGATTCAAAGATGCTAACGACATGCTTCGTCAGAACAAACATAAAGAATTTGTTGAAGCTTGGTGGTCAGCAAAAGTTTATACTCCTAGTGGTGTTATCAATGTATCCGAATCAAGGCAAGACTTTTTTGATAGAGTACAGAAAGAAAGTATTGCTTATCCTTGGCAAGGTTTAAACGACAAGCTATATGGATTACGTGCCGGAGAGTTGGTAACACTTACTGGAGGTACGGGACTTGGTAAGTCTTCTGTGACTAGAGAACTAGAACATTGGCTTATTAAAGAAACTACGGATAACGTAGGAGTTATTGCTCTTGAAGAAGACTGGAGAAGAACAGTTGATGGTATCTTATCTATCGAAGCTAATGCTCGATTGTATATAGATCAAGAACGAGAAAACTTTTCGCAAGAAGAGTTGGATAAATTCTTTGACATTCTTTATGATGGAGATAATAAAAATAGAGTATGGATACATGCTCATTTTGGAACGAATAGTATTGATGAAATATTTAATAAGATTCGTTTTATGATTGTAGCCTGTGACTGTAAATGGGTAGTGGTAGATCACTTACATATGTTAGTGTCTGCTTTATCCGAAGGTGATGAACGTAGAGCAATCGACAACATCATGACTAGACTGAGAAGTATAGTTGAAGAGACAGGAGCAGGCTTAATCTTAGTATCACATCTACGAAGAGTGGATGGAAACAAAGGACATGAGAATGGTATTGAAGTGTCTCTCTCACACTTGAGAGGTTCACAGAGTATTGCTCAACTGTCCGACTGTGTTATTGCTCTTGAAAGGAATCAACAATCAGATGATATTGAGGAATCTAATACAACTAAAATGCGTGTCTTAAAATCTAGATACACAGGGGATGTTGGATTAGCAAGTCACTTGCTCTATGATAGAGAAACAGGTAGACTGAGAGAAGTTCCTAAAGATCAATTTGAAGATGATGCAGATGAATTACTAGAGTTATAATATGGATTTAGTTTTTGACATAGAGACTGATGATCTTAAAGCGACTAAGATACATTGTTTAGTTGCTCAAGACCCTGAGACTGGAACACTATATAAGTATAATCCTGATCAACTTGAGGAAGGCTATGCCTTACTTGAGAAAGCAGATAAACTTATTGGTCATAACATTATAGGTTTTGATATACCTATGGTAGAGAAGTTTGGTAATATAAAACTTTCTCACAAACCAGTTGTAGATACATTGGTTATGTCAAGACTATTCAATCCGGTTCGTGAAGGAGGACATAGTTTAGAGAAGTGGGGGTTTCGTTTAGGCTTTAGAAAGATAGAGTTTGAAGACTACCTCAACTATTCAAAAGAAATGATGGACTATTGTGTTCGTGATGTCCAACTAAATACTGTCCTCTTTCAACACCTGCGTAATGAAGGTAAAGGCTTTGCTAAAGAATGTGTTTCTCTAGAACAAGCAGTAGCCTTAGTTATTAAAGAACAAGAACTTAATGGGTTTAAGTTTGATTCTAAACATGCTGACATGTTACTTGCGGAACTACGACAACTAATGCAGAAGGCAGAAGATGAAGTACATGAAGTGTTTAAACCTAAGATGATTGATCTAAAAGAAGTTCAACCTAAACTAAAGAAAGACGGAACACTATCTAAACAAGGACTGACTCCTGAAGAGTTTGAAGAAAGATCCCCCACCAACGACATCACCCCTTTTACAAGACGTAAGCTACAAGACTTTAATCTTGGATCACGAAAACAAATAGGAGAATATTTAATTGAGTTTGGTTGGAAGCCAAAGAAGTTTACTCCAACTGGTCAACCTATAGTTGATGAAACTACATTAGCTCGTATTGATTCTATACCTCAAGCAAAACTTATTGCTGATTATTTATTGTATCAAAAACGTATAGCACAAGTAGACTCTTGGATATCAGCATTAGATGAGGATGGAAGAGTGCATGGTTTTGTTATTCCTAATGGTACGATTACCGGAAGAATGAGTCATAGAAATCCTAACATGGCACAAGTACCTAACATTCATAGCCCTTTCGGTGCTGAATGTAGAGCCTGTTGGACAGTTGAAGAAGGACATAAATTAGTAGGTATTGATGCTTCTAGTTTAGAATTAAGAATGCTTGCTCACTACATGCAAGACGAGGAGTTTATAAATGAAATCATTGACGGAGATATACACACCCTTAATCAGAAATCTGCAGGACTTGAATCTAGAGATCAGGCAAAGACTTTCATCTATGCCCTCATATACGGAGCAGGAGATGCAAAACTTGGAAGAGTGGTTGGAGGAAACCAAAAAGATGGCAAGCGACTTAGAGAACAGTTCTTTGATAGTAACCCATCATTTAAATCTCTTAGAGATAAAGTTCAAAGAGCATCAGCAAAAAATTACCTCAAAGGATTAGATGGAAGAAAACTTTTAATTCGTACACAACATGCGGCTCTCAATACTTTATTACAAGGTGGAGGAGCTATTGTTATGAAACGTGGATTAGTTATGTTAGACTCAGTAATAAAACTAAATACACTTGATGCGAAGTTTGTAGCTAACATTCATGACGAATGGCAGATGGAAGTTAGAGAAGACCTAGCAGACTTTGTAGGAGAGTTAGCAGTCAACTGTATTATTAAAGCCGGAGAGTATTATAATCTTCGCTGCCCAATGGACGGAGAATACAAGATAGGGGAGAACTGGAGTGAAACACATTAAAGATACTAAAAGAAAAGGAGACTTTGCAGAATATTATGCAGTCACTTGGTTGTGGGATAAAGGATATGAAGTGTTTCAAAACTCAGGATGTTCTGGATTAATTGATATGATAGCTGTTGATAAAGATGGTACTATTATTTTAATTGACGTTAAAACTGCAAAACAAGATAAACGTAGAAAAAATAAATATGTTAATGTAAGTGGTGGAAGTCGAACTGAAGAACAAAAAAAATTAGGTGTAAAATTTTTAAGTTTTAATCCTGATACTAGACAATTAAGTTGGGTAAAACATAAGACATGAGAAAGAAAAAATTAAATACCTTAGTAGATGATATCTACAAAAAACTTTCTGTACTTGGCGAGGGTAAATCACTTAACCTATCTGACGAAGTTATCGATAAGTTTGGTGAAGACATGAAAGAAGTCTTACGTCATTGGTCTACACCTACTGAAAGATCAGAAGGAACATTACGTATGTCAAACATTGGTAGACCTAATAGGCAACTATGGTATGACATGAAAGCTGAACCACAAGAGAACTCTATCACTCCTAGCACCTTTGTTAAGTTTCTTTATGGTCATATGTTAGAAGAGGTAGTCTTATTATTAGTTAGACTAGCAGGACACAATGTAGAACATGAACAGAAGAATGTAAAAGTAAAAGGTATTGAAGGACACATGGACTGTGTTATCGATGGTGAAGTAGTGGACGTTAAGACTGCATCAGGTTATGCCTTTAAGAAGTTCAAGGATGGAACATTAGCTCAAGATGATACCTTCGGATACCTCGCTCAACTTGCCGGATATGAGGCAGGACATGGTACTTCCGAAGGTGGATTCTTAGCAATGAACAAAGAAAATGGAGAACTTGCACTTTATATTCCAGAAGAACTTGACAAACCCAACATAGAGAGTAAAATAAATACAGTCAAGAAATCTTTACGCAAGTCAGCACCGCCTGAACTTTGCTATCAACCTATCCCTGACGGACAATCAGGTAACATGAAGCTACCTAGAGGATGTTTTTTCTGTAGGCATAAAGTGGAATGTCATAAAGATTCAAACAATGGTAAAGGTCTTCGAGTATTTAAATATGCGAAAGGTCTTTCCTATTTAACACAAGTAGTTAAAGAACCTAAAGTAGAGGAAATTACACATGAATTCAAAAAAAGAAAAGCTCGTAAGACGACACGCAAAGCAGTTAATGCTTGATTGGTTAAGGAGTGTAGTACCTGATGATGAAAAAGATAAAGTTCAAATTAATAACTTGGAAGAATATTTGCCGGATCAAACTCATATTTATGCTAATAGGCATCTCAGAGTTTCTGCGTACACTTTACGATGGTTTATTAAAGGCATTAAGAAAGTTGTCAAATCAACTGGCAAAGATATTACAGAAGTTAAAGTTCAGGAGTTAGAACGTGCCTGAATATAAAGATTCGACTATCACATGGAACTTAGAGGATATTGATCTTAGTGATTTGGTAATGGTTGTAGGAAGTTGGATTTTTGCAGGCAATCATATTCAAGATATTGAGTCTGACGTAATTGATAAATTAAAACTGTTGGTTGAAGCAGAACAACATAGAAGATTGACAGGCATATCTAACGAAGACATAATACATTAAGGAAAAATATGGAATATAAATTTAACGAACACATAAATATACATGCTGTCAAACAATATGTAGATAATACTTATAATCAACACTACGCTAATTCAAAGTATCAAGCAACGGATATGATTATTGATGCAGGACATGGAGAAGGTTTCTGTCTCGGAAACATTATGAAATATGCCATGAGATATGGAAAGAAAGATGGTAAGTCAGAAAAAGATTTACTTAAAATTATTCACTACGCTCTGATTGCTTTATATCTAAATCAAGGGGAGATAGAGAATGATTGAAGATAAGATAGGCAAGAAGCCTTACTTAGGAATTGTCATAGATTATGATAAAGAAAAGAAACTTGATAAGTTTAGTTTAGATACATTAAAGGATAGATATTTTTGGGAGGAAGAAACTCATGCTCAAGAAGCTTTTGCAAGGGCTAGTGTTTTTGGTGCTACTTATAAAGGTGAAACTGACTTCGATCTTGCACAGAGACTTTATGAGTACAGTTCCAATCTATGGTTTATGTTTAGTACTCCTATACTTTCTAACGGAGGAACGACTCGTGGCTTACCTATTAGCTGCTTTCTCAACTACGTACCTGACAGTAGGCGTGGGTTATCTGATCATTATGATGAAAACATTTGGCTCGCGAGTTCAGGTGGAGGCATCGGTGGATATTGGGGAAGTGTTAGAAGCAATGGTATTGGTACTTCTAACCATTCTCGTTCTACTGGATCAATCCCATTCATGCATGTCGTAGATTCGCAAATGCTTGCGTTTAATCAAGGCGTAACAAGGCGTGGTTCTTATGCTGCGTATATGGATATATCACATCCAGAAGTAGAAGAGTTTATAAACATGAGAAAAGAATCTGGTGGAGATATAAATAGAAAGTGTTTGAATATACACAATGCTATTAATCTTACCAACGAATTCTTAGAAGCAGTTAAGAATGATGAAGAGTGGAGACTGATTGATCCTAAAAGTGGTGAAGCAGTTAAGATTCTAAATGCTAGAGATTTATGGTGGCAGATGTTAAACGCAAGAGCCGAAACTGGCGAACCTTACATGATTAACATTGACACTTGTAATGAACACTTACCAAAACAACAGAAGGATTTAGGACTACGAGTTAATCAAAGTAATTTATGTTCCGAGATTGTCTTAGCAACAAACGAAGAACGTACCGCAGTATGTTGTTTATCGAGTGTAAATTTAGAACACTTTGACAAGTGGAAAAAGAACGAACAGTTTATTGATGATCTAATTACCATGTTAGATAATGTTCTTGAACACTTTATAGAAGCTATTGTAGACACCAGTAGACTTGGTGGATATAGTGCAAATTTTGAGAGGTTTAAAAAATATGTTAGAGAAGAAAAAGAAGGACTACTTAAAGCTGCTTATTCAGCGTATAGAGAAAGGTCGGTGGGTCTTGGAGCGATGGGCTTTCATGCTTTACTCCAAAGTAAAGGACTACCTTTCCATGGGTTACGATCTACTAGTATCAATAATGTCGCCTTCTCCCACATCAAAGAACGATCTATGGAATCGACTAAAAGATTGGCTCATGAACGTGGGGAAGCTCCTGATATACATGGTAGCAATAAGCGTAACGCTCATCTTTTGGCTATTGCTCCTAATGCCAGTAGTAGTATTATATGTGGTGGTACTTCCCCTAGTATTGAACCATATCGTGCTAACGTATATACGCACAAAACTTTATCCGGTTCTTACCAAGTTAGGAATAAATATTTAGAAAAACTTCTCAAGAAAAAAGGCTTGAGTATGGACACGAGAGAGCAAATCTGGAAAGAGATGGCTATAGCTAATGGCTCGGTACAAGATATAGATGTCCTCTCTGATGAAGAAAAAGAAATATTTAAAACTGCTACAGAGATTAATCAAATCTATATAGTAGAACATGCACATATGAGACAAGAGTATGTCTGTCAAAGTCAAAGTGTAAATTTATTTTTTACTATGCCTAAAGCTACCGAGTCTCAAACTGTACATGATGAATACTTACAGTATGTCAATGATGTACATTGGTATGCTATGAATAAATTAAAATCATTATATTATTTTAGATCAGATGCTGCTCGTAGTGCTGAGAATGTTAATGTCAAAATACAACGAGTCAAGCTTGAAGATGTAGAATGTTTAAGTTGTGAAGGATAACTATGGAAGATAAATTTGATAACATGTACGAAGGAAGATTTGATGCACTTAAAAAAAAGTATGAAGCTGAAATAGCTATTGCTAAATCAGAACTTGATACATACTTTTCATTAGGTATGGGAGTTGCAGAACATCCACACATTATTGAGTCTATGGACTTACTATTAGATAAGATGGCATCTGCTCAAGAAAAATTAGACTTACTACTTAAAGAGTTTTAATGTCTGATACTTTCTATAATTTTTGCAGTAGAATGTGGCTAGACTACTGTGACGAACATTCTTCTTTTGGTTCAGAAACACTAAATAAAGAAGAATATATAAAACAATATAACAAATGGCTACTACAAGAGTATGCCAGACACGTGGAGAAAAGGAATGAGTCTACTGAATAACAGAGAATATTATAAACCATTTGACCATCCGTGGATGTTTGACAAGTACGTTGAACAGAACCAGATGCATTGGTTGCCAGAGTCTGTACCATTACATACAGATGTAAAGGACTGGCAAGAACTAACAGACGAAGAAAAGAATCTATTAACACAAATCTTTAGATTGTTTACACAATCAGATGTAGATGTTGGATCAGGATATATTGATAAATATATGCGTATATTTAAAAAGCCTGAAGCAAGAATGATGATGTGTTCATTTGCAAACATGGAATCTATACATCAACATGCGTATAGTTTATTACTAGATACAGTTGGTATGCCGGAAACAGAATATAAAGCTTTTGCTGAGTATGAAGAAATGGCAGACAAGCATGATTACATAAAAGATTTTAAACCTACTCGTAGAGACAAGAAGGCTATTGCTAAAACACTAGCAGTATATTCAGGATTTACAGAAGGTCTACAATTATTTAGCAGCTTTGCAATCTTGTTAAACTTCCCAAGGTTTGGCAGGATGAAAGGGATGGGGCAGATTGTAACGTATTCTATACGTGACGAGTCACTTCATGTAGAAGCTATGACTAAACTATTCAGAGAGTTCATACAAGAAAACATTGATATATGGACTGATGATTTTAAAAAAGAACTTTACAATATTTGTAGAGAAATGGTTGAATTAGAAGATAAGTTTCTTGACCTAGTATTTGAACTAGGAGATATGCAAGGACTTACAAAGAAAGATATGTATGCTTATAACAGATACATAGCTGATAGAAGGTTATTACAACTTGGATTAAAAACAAACTTTGATCAGAAAGATAACCCTCTTCCGTGGTTAGATGAAGTACTTGGCGTTGAGCACCAAAACTTTTTTGAGGGGCGAGCAACTGCTTATATGAAAGCAGGACTTAGAGGAAAGCAAGACAAAGTTTCATTTGCGGAGATATAAAATGAAAGCACAGGAAGCGAACATACTATCCTTCCATATATTATTTGATACTAAAGGTCGATTAGTTACAGAAACAAGCGGACTACCCTTAAAGGATGCTAAGAAAATATTTAAAGGTTCTGATTTAAAAATAGTAGAAACAGTTATAAGAGAAGCAAGGCAAAAAATACTTGCTATACACAACGAACTTGAATCAGAACTTGATGCCCTGAATGCTACTATTAATTAGCTAAAGGATTTTTATTATCTTCTTTGAGTACACTTACATCATTTTGTAAGTACTGTACTTCTGTCTGTAATGATGCTACGTCTTTGCTAGTTCCATTGTAAGCTTCTGATATCTTTTTAAGTGACGGGTTGATACCTTCATCAATACTTTTGTTGATATACTCTACTGACGTTTCAATAGCTACGAATCTTTCTTCAATAACTTTTTGAGCATCTTCTGTGTCACTTACACTTCCAATAGCTGCTTCAAGATTTTCAAGTCTATTTACATAAGTAGCACCGGTATATCCAAAACCTGCTAGTGTTCCTACAATACCTACTAGGGCAATTAGTTGTGTTGTTTTATTTTCAAACCATTCCATATTTTTCTCCGTTATAAATTTGGTTGCATGTTTATCATGTCACCTAATGTTTCAAGACTAGCACCGGCTAATCCATAAAAAGCTTGTGTGTTATCATCTAACATCACTCCTGCATAGATTGCTCTAGGTTCATACCAAGTTTCTTGCTGTGGTATTTGAGCTTCTCTGTACGCATCAAAGCCTGCAACGTATCCTAAGTAAGCTACAAGAGTTGTACTGTCGGCGTACTGTCCTGTTTCTTCTTGTTGTTGTTCAGCTTCTTCTTGTTGTTCTTTAATATTGTTTGCAATTATTTGATCAGCTACTTGGTCAGCTTCACTAGCTGTCATGACTCCTGATATAGCTGTGTCAATCTCGCCTTGCATATCTTGTACTTGTACATCTGCCATTGCAATTTGTGGAGTACCATCCATATCTGGCATAAGATTAATCGTCACACTAGTTGACGAAGTATCTACATCAGAACTCATAGATAATACTTGTTGATTTTGTGCTGCTGCAGAGACAACTTGATCTGAAATGCTTGGTGAGTTGGTTGTACTAATCCCACCAGTAGATGAGATAGAAGAGCCAGAAGAACTGTTTATAGTTGAGGTAGCTGATGATACTCCTGAATTTCTATTCGTCCCACCAGAGCCACGTATAGAGCCAGAAACACTATTCCTAGCAGTTTGTATTGTATTTGCTACAACGTCTAGTGCAGATACTCTTACTGAGCTTCTTTCTTCGTTGACTTCTTCCGTGATTTCTTCTTCGGCTTCGGCATATAACTCTTCAGGTTCTTCTTCCATGATTTCAATTTCTTCTTGGATTTCTTCCAACTCTTCTTCAAACCACTCTTCGATTTCTTCCAATGCTTCAGCAAGTTCTTCTTCATCTGTTTCATCAGTTCTAAGTTCATCTTCTAATTCCTCTCTTATAATTTCAAATTCAAATACTTCTAGTAGATCAGTTGTATGTGTAATTAGAATAGGATCATCAAGTCTGTCAAAGCTTACTAAGTATTCTTCTTCTATACTTGGCAGAGCTTCATATGACTCTTCAATAAATATTTCTTCAAAGTATACTTCGTCTTCATATTGCTCCTCAAACATAATAACAAAGACTTCTTCTTCATATACATCTTCAATAAATATATAGTCTTCTATAGGCTCTTCATACCATTCATCTTCAAATAGAAGCTCTTCGTAGTACTCTTCTTCTTCATAACCATAATCAAACTCATCTTCTACAAAGTAAGCTATTGATTGCTCTTGCTGATAACCTGCACAGAACGGAGCATACTGAGGGTCTTCGGCACACTGTTGATCATCATAGGCTTCCCAATATGAAGGACATGCCATATCATATAGTGAATCTAAATCACATTGCTGTGTTAAATAAGCTGCTGCATATCCTGCACAACTAGAATCATTCAATGGATCACTACAATCTATACTGTTTCCTGAACCTACTCCGTATAAACTACCACCATTCTCTAATGATGTATTACTAGCTGTACCATTCCAATCTGTATTTACACATGTACCTGTAATGTTTGTTGTACCTGTATTACATTCATCATGAAAAAGGTACTGATAGTATTGTGATGTACTGCCCTGCTCACCAATTAAAACATCATGCTGTATAATATCTAATGAACCATATCTATATTCAAATGTATTGTTGGTCCAAAGGATAACTTCAAAGCTGTTATCAGATGCCCTGCTATACTCTTGCATATCATACCAACCAAAGACTGCTTTATCATTAAAGTTCTTGGCAAGCATTTTAGATTGGTTGTCTCTTATCAAGTCTGTCCAAAAGACAAACATAGTATTAGTGTATTGAGGAAGAGGATCAGGAGTATAATCACCACAATAGTTGTTGTAATTTACATTGCCTGTACCTAAACCAAAATGTAAACAACCATTCGTAGCCATACGAGCAGAGTCATAAGCAGTACCGTAGAATGTGAAAGAGTTATCTAGATTAAATGCGGCTGATAACTGATCATCGCCTGCGTTTAAACTTGTTGTTCCTGTTTGATTTGTTAGGTCAATCAAGGACTGATTGCCTTCATAGATATATGTAGAGCTAACGAGTGTACTAAAACACAGGAGACTACTGACTATAAAATTCTTTAGCACAGGTCTGTCCTGATTTTCTTTTACCTTTAGAGTTTCGTTGTGTCTTACAATGTTTGATATATTTATCTTTGAGTTCTTGATAGTCAGGTCTGTCGTGTCTATTTTCTTTCCAAGCTTTCGCAGCTTCTTTACCAATTTTCCCTTGATACGGACAAGGTGTTCCTGCCATTTCCATCGCACTAAATACTCTAGCATCTTGACACAATATAGATACGGACGCTACTTTCATGCCTGTGTCGTATAAGTATTTGGAAAGCTTGAGTCTTTCGCAGTTCTCATCAGTAACTGTACCTCCTGTAGAAAATCCAAATACCTGACCTTGATAAGCTCCTGATCTTCCAACGGTGCAGAGGTCTTGAGAGTAAGACATAATACTAGGAGCAATAGCAGATGCCGGAGGTGCTTTAGTTTTAACATTCTGATTTATAGTCTGGGTAGAATTTGATTCGTTAATATTTCGATTAGTATTATCAGATACGGTATTGTTGTTATTGGTATTATTATTCGTGTTATCAGTTGTGACATTAGATTCGGAAGTTGATTGATTTACATTTGTGTTGTTATTTGTGTTCGTTGCAACTGATGTGTTGTTGTTTGTATTCGTATTATTACTTGTACTTGTCGTAGTGTTCGTAACATTTTGATCTACATTTGAATTAACTGTACTCGTAGATGTGTTTGTATTGACGTTTGTATTCTGATTCGTAGCAGTAGATGTATTTGTATTTACATTCGTATTACTGTTGGTATTTGTACTTGTATTAGTATTTACGTTTGTATTACTGTTTGTATTTGTATTTGTATTAGTCGAAGTATTTGTATTAGTATTCGTATTATTATTTGTATTCGTATTTGTATTGGTGTTTGTATTTGTGTTTGTATTAGTTGTAGTTGTAGTATTAGTTGTTTCTAAACTATTTTGTTCGCAGTATTGATCACCTGCTGTACAATCACCTGTCTGATCTGAGTAAGCTACAGATGCAAACAATGATAAAATTAGTGTGCCTAATAATTTTTTCATTCCGCTCCATTTTTAAGGTGCAATTTCCCTGTGAAGCTAACAATAGCGTTCTTTAAAATCCTTCTTTAGTTTTAGTAGTGGTTAGAAGAAGTAGTAGTATCCCGAAACTACTACATATGTCCAACCAACAATACATACAACGCAGACACTATTGGTCACTGCTTTCAGTTGATTTACACTCCTGTTTAAATTGATTCCATCTAAGGAATTCTCTGGTTTCTAAATCCCAAAACAATCCTTTATAACAATTATCTTGAGAGTCTTCTTCTTCGTCTGCGAGTCCGTACCAATTCCAACGTCCGTCCTCGATAACGTCTTTTAATTTCTGTTTCATTAATCTGATTTATGTGATGCTCCAAAGTAAAAGCTAATCACTGCTGATGCTAATCCACCTAGATATCCTAAGACTAGGTTTATCAAGGCTTCTGAATTTTGCTCTGGAGGTTGAAGGGTTACTAAAAAAATATACCCCATGAATCCACCAACTACAGATACACCTACGATTCTAGCTGTCCAGTCTTTACTAAAAGCTTTTCTAGCATCTTGTGTATCTCCTACTTCTAACTTAAATACATCAACATCAAGCTCTTTCATCTGAAGTTCGAACTCTTGTTCAGCTTTTTTAAGTTCAAGCATTTGTTCTGGTGTTGCTTCTTGTATGGCTTTTTCAATAGCCTTTGGTGTATTAGGTACGCCTAACACATCGGCTATCATATTAGCAGCCATACCACCCATTGGACCACCTAAAGCAGTACCTATTGTAGGCGCAACTGCACCCACTAGATTTTTTAACATATCTTTCATGCTTCTTCGTCCTTATATATAACTTCCATTAAGTCTTCAAACATATTACGAAAATCGTCTAGACTCATAAATGGCATGTCTTGTTTAATTTGATGTAGGCAGTATTGCCTGTAGCATCCTTCGAGTTGGTCCTCTAGATATAATATCATTATAGCATCCTTATCTAAGTTTGTCAATAGCTATTACAAAATCTTCAACTCTTACTGGTGTTTGTTCTTTCCATTTAGATTGTCCATTTCTACCAGACCCTGTTGATATTTGTCTTATTGCCTCATCGTAGTCTTTATTAGCCAAAGCTCTATAGGCTGATGGGAATTTGTTCATCCATCTTGTACCTAGTTGAAAGTTTACTGAACCTAGTGCAATTATAAAGTCTGTATCTTCTACGCCAAGTTCTTGCATTTGTTGAGCAGCAGCTTCCCATGCCATTGCAGCATCTTGTTGAAGC